CAACGGGGAAGGAATAACCCCGCCATACTTACCGCCGCGCCATTTCGCGGGTTGCCACAACCGGAAGCGCACGGTCGACGAAAATTTAACGACAGGCTATCTATGAACCAGCTACCTCGCCGTGCGCTTTCGCGTTATGGTCTGACTTTTCAGGGAAATATCCTTTCAGTAAACTGTCAGTGCCGGATGCTCACCCGTGTCCGGCGCACGCACTCTACCTCACCCGTGAATAAATTAATGATTAATTGATATTTTATAGGTGGATTCAACTTTCCCATCGGATGTGTGATGCTTTAAATCACAGGAATTAATACTGCTTGCTGTAAAGTGATTTTCAAGGGGGTCTATTCGAATCCCTTTCTTTTTCATTAACAGGCCAAATCCCTTATTAATGATGTCCATTAATTCCAGAAAGTATTTTTCATGTAAATCCTGGTTATCAGAGAGCTGCTTCTCTTTGTATAGCCCGATAAAGGCTCGGCGCACGTTACCGGATATATTATCGATGGTTTCTTTTTCTACGGTACTCAGGTCAAGAGTAGCCAATTGAGAACGAACTATATTCGCTGCCATTTCCTGGAATGGTATTGGTAAATCTTTAAATTCCATCGTCAACCTCATCAGTCAGTGTTTCTGGCTAACCAGCGACGCGCGCCAGATTCGGTTTTAAGCGTTTTGCTTTTGGTATACGTCATTGCGGTGAACGTACCGTCCTGGTTTGGGAACACGCCGCACACCAGAGATTCGTTGTTGCCAAGATCGATAGTATCCATGCTGACCTCATTTCCCCTTAACGCCGGGGTAGCGGAACTGTTTGCTGAGAACACCGTGCGGTGTCTTGATGCAAGCAAGATTAGCCATGGCTAACAATTTGGTCAAGCATTTTGTTTGTCATAGCTAACATTCTGGGCGACCAAAAAGATAACGCATTGATTGCGTTATCTTTTGTTTGTTCGTTGACGGGCTTTTAATAACTCTTCAAAGAGTTTGTTGAAATTTTTTACTCGGGCGCGCATCTCGGTGAGCTGAGCATCCTGTTCTGATTCAGGCAATGCATTAAAAAGCTCAAGGAGCTCATGTTCTTTGGGGGATAGAGCAACTGGCTCCTCAATAGGTGGTGATGGCTGCTTGTCTTCATCGCCAAATAGAATCCATGTTGGCGAGCACTGCAGTACTTTGCTGAGGGCAAAAAGATTCTTTCCTGTAGGTTCGCTATCATCCCGTTCCCATTGTGAAACCGATACATGAGAAATTTTCAGGGCTTTAGCAAGAGACCTTTGGGTGTATTTGAGGTTTTTTCGGCGATATCTAATGCGTTCGCCAATGGTTAAATTTTTTGTATCCATAGTTAGCTAATGCTAAATCTTATTGACTATGTTTTTGTTAACATCCATTCTGTTAGTTATGGCTAACAATTAAGGTGCTTTAAATGCTTAAAACTGACGCACTTTTGTATTTCGGTTCAAAAACAAAACTTGCACAAGCTGCTGGTATTCGTTTGGCTTCGCTTTATAGCTGGAAAGGGGAGCTAGTACCTGAAGGTCGCGCGATGCGCCTGCAAGATGCATCCGGCGGGGAACTTCAGTACGACCCCAAAGTTTATGACGAATATCGTAAGGCAAAGCGGGCGGGGCGGTTGAACAATGAAAATCACCCCTGAACAGGTTTGTGAGGCTCTGGATGCCTGGGTATGCCGACCAGGAATGACACAGGAGCAGGCGACGATATTAATCACGGAAGCATTCTGGGCTCTGAAAGAACGCCCGAACATCGATGTTCAACGCGTCACGTTTAATGATGGCGAGGTTGATCAACGGGCGTTGGGCGTTAACCGGGTGAAGATATTCGAACGCTGGAAAGCTATCGACACCAGGGATAAGCGGGAAAAATTCACGGCGCTGATTCCGGCAATTATGGAGGCTATCCGGATCAGCGATTTCAGGTTGTATTGTGAAATTACTGACGGAAAAAGCATTACGTACATGATCGCCGGGTTAAACAAAGAATATGGCGATGTGGTGGAGTCCGGTCTGCTTTTGGCAGATCCCGCTGTTGTGGAGCGTGAGACTGACGAGCTTATAGAAAAAGCTATTGCTTTCAAGCATGCGTATCGTCAGCAATATCAACAAAAAGCCGGATGGAATTATGAGTCTTCTTTTTGCTGAACGCCCACTGGTTATTAATACGCAGCTGGCGATGAAAATTGGCCTGAATGAAGCCATTGTACTGCAGCAGCTGCATTACTGGTTGAGAGATACTAATTCCGGCATGGAATGTAACGGGGTTCGCTGGATTTATAACACAACAGAACAATGGCTGGAACAGTTCCCGTTCTGGTCAGAGTCAACGTTAAAACGCGCATTTGCAAGTCTGAAAATGCTGGGGCTTTTGCGTTGCGAAAAGCTCAACAAATCAAAGCGTGACATGACTAATTTTTACACGATTAATTACGAGAGCGAGCTTTTAGATGGTGGCAAAGTGAGCAATTCCATCAGGTCAAAATGCGCCGCTCCATCAGGTCAAAATGACACGATGGAAGAGGCCAAAATGACACGCTCCATTGGTTCAAAACGACCCAATGTCATCGGGCCAAAATGGCCCGATGATCTTACAGAGAATACAACAGAGATTACTACAGAGAATAAAAACACTTCTCGTCCGGAAGCTTCGCAACCGGACATGCAGACGGCTGAACAGGATTTTTTAACCCGACACCCTGACGCGGTTGTGTTCAGTGCGAAAAAACGCCAGTGGGGTAGCCAGGAAGATTTAGCTTGTGCGCAGTGGATCTGGGGACGAATCGTGAGTCTTTACGAGCAGGCTGCCAGCGATGATGGCGAGATCATGCGACCGAAAGAACCAAACTGGACCGTGTGGGCCAATGACGTGCGCACAATGCGGATGCTGGATGGCAGAACTCACAGGCAAATTTGCGAAATGTTTGGTCGGGTACAGCGGGATCCATTCTGGGTAAAAAACGTCATGAGCCCGTCAAAGCTTCGCGAAAAATGGGATGAGCTGGTTATCCGTCTGGGGCGTTCGCCTGTACAGCGTTGTGTGAATCACATTTCTGAACCGGACACCGAAATTCCGCCGGGGTTCAGGGGGTAACGAACTGTGAAAAATATTGCGACAGGTGGTGTTCTGGAACGCCTCCGCAGACTGACCCCGCCACATGTAACCGCTCCATACAGAACGGTGGCGGAGTGGCGCGAGTGGCAGCTTGCCGAAGGCCAGAAACGTAGCGAGGAGATCAACCGCCTGAATCGTCAGTTGCGGGTGGAAAAAATTCTGAATCGCTCAGGCATCCAGCCGTTGCACCGCAAATGTTCGTTTGCGAATTACCAGGTGCAGAACGACGGTCAGCGATACGCGTTAAGCCAGGCAAAATCCATCGCCGATGAACTGATGACCGGGTGTACAAATTTCGCGTTCAGTGGAAAACCTGGTACCGGGAAAAACCATCTGGCGGCGGCTATCGGAAATCGCCTGCTGAAAGACGGCCAGACAGTGATAGTGGTTACTGTGGCTGATGTTATGAGTGCCCTGCACGCCAGCTATGACGACGGGCTGTCAGGCGAAAAATTTTTGCAGGAACTGTGCGAAGTGGATCTGCTGGTTCTTGATGAAATTGGCATTCAGCGTGAGACGAAAAACGAGCAGGTGGTACTGCACCAGATTATTGATCGACGGACAGCGTCGATGCGTAGCGTGGGAATGCTGACAAACCTGAACTATGAGGCCATGAAAACATTGCTCGGTGAGCGGATTATGGATCGCATGACCATGAACGGCGGACGCTGGGTGAATTTTAACTGGGAAAGCTGGCGCCCGAATGTCGTCCAGCCAGGAATCACGAAGTGATTTTTACCGGGAGAAAAATTTAATGGAGACTGTTTTTGACGCACTGAAAGCAATGGGAAAAGCCACATCCATAGAACTTGCGGCGCGACTTGATATCAGTCGTGAAGAAGTGCTTAACGAACTATGGGAACTGAAAAATGCTGGTTTTGTTGATAAAAGCGCGTACACCTGGCGTGTGGCTGATAACAACGTTCAGCAGGAACAGCCAGCGCAGGCAGAACTGCCGGAAGAAACCACCACAGCAACAGTAGCGAAAATCTCAGAGTGCGATTTAACCGCGACGATTGAACAACGCGGACCACAAACGGCGGATGAACTGGCTACGTTGTTCGGTACCACATCACGCAAAGTGGCTTCAACGCTGGCTCAGGCAATCAGCAAAGGTCGCCTGATTCGCGTAAATCAGAACGGTAAATTTCGTTACTGCATGCCGGACGATAATTTACCAGCAGAGCCGAAAGCTGCATTGGTAACGGAAACTGATGGTAAAGCCTTTCCTCAGCCAGCAGGTGTTGCGTTACCAGCGCCGGAAGCTGCAATACAGGAAGAAATTAAAACAGAAACTGTGGCGGACATTGTGCAGTCGTTGCCATCGTTCACCGAAACGCGAGCCGATGACCTGACTTTACCATCGCTGCATCTGGCAAACCGCGAACTGCGCCGGGCAAAAAACCGTGTCCAGAAGTGGGAGCGCGTCTGCGCAGCACTGCGGGAGCTGAATAAACACCGGGATATTGTCCGACAGATTGTCGATTCCACCAGTCGCGTTGTATCGGAAAAGTGAGGCGTTTATGGGAAACGTTTTTACACCTGAATACAGGAAGCAACTGAAGGCGCGCATTGTGGAGCTGGTACAGCGGGATGGGCGGAAAACACGTAAGCAACTGGAGGATGAAACCGGAGCAACGAGGCACCTGATAGAAGTTCTGGCGAAAGAGCTGGTAGTTAGTGGCGCAGTATATGGTTCAGGACATGGAATATTTCCTTCGAAGCAGGCTCGTAAGGACTGGATAAAAGCCTGCAAAAAAATGTCGAGAGCGGCAGTGAAAAAGAAGAGCGACCCTGACCTGATTTATTCATTGCCAGATGGCGAAATACGTCGCTACAACAGACGACAGAACATAATTTGTCGCGAGTGCCGCCAGAGCGAAGCTATGCAACGGGTGCTGGCTTTCTGGAAGGGAAGTTTGCAGGAGGTGATACTGTGAGCCAAATTAACAATCAGGACTGCGTGAAGTGAAAGAGAAAACATAATCCAAATCTGAATAATTAATCTCAGCACTGTAAATAAAATTTAATCCTTAACAGGAGGGATTCCTGCACCCTCAAAACATCAGGAGGCCGCCCGAAAGGGCGGTAATGAAAAATGACTGAATTAACAAAAGAGCAATTAATCGAAGAAGCTAAATTAAAAATAGCGATTGCGAAATGCCACCCCAATTCAGGGGGGCACGAGTAGAGGGTGAGTTATTCAAAATTGCTCTGGTATCGCTGGAAGCAGAACCAATTGCTTATATTTTCAAACATCCGGCCGGGAAATTATTCTGGGCTTTAACGGATGAAAGCAATAAAGAGCAAGCGGACGTTATTCCTGTTTATGCTGCCGCGCCTGCGTCGGTTGTGCCGGATAATGCATCAGCGTCTCTTGCTTATGCTTACAAAGAACTTACACCTGAGATTATGCGCGGTCATATCGCTGTATTCGAGCGATATGGAATAGCCCCAAACGATAGCACTACCACAATTCAGGCACTGCGAATCGCGCTGGATGGTATAGAGCGGAGCAACGCCATGCTTAATGGTGACGAGCCTGTAAGCCAGACTTACAAGTTGAACGAGTTGTCGGGCAACTCTCCGGGAGCTCCGGATAGTTGGATAAGCTGCAGTGAGCGAATGCCTGAAAAGAGCCAGAACGTGCTTATTTCGGTGAATATCGACAGCGAGGCTGGGCCATTAATATATTCCGCACGCTATATCGGAGACACGTTCCGACGCGGAGGTATAGCAGTTAGTCCGGGTAATGACCTTGGGCAAGTAACTCACTGGATGCCGCTACCAGAACCGCCGCTGGAGGTGAGTCAATGACCTGGCCTGAAGCATTCGCAACGATGGGAATTGCAATGGCGGTGGCGCTGGTGGTGTATTCGATTTGCCGCTGGGGATAAAAACGATTTGCGGGAAAAGGAGAGTTAAGTAGAATTGCTGCGGGTGCTTGAGGCTATCTGCCTCAGGCATGAACACCAACGGCAGATAGAGAAAAGCCCCAGTTAACATTACGCGTCCGGCAAGACGCTTAACATTAATCTGAGGCATATCTGTATGCGACACATAAAGATTAGCCTCTTAACAGTAAGAAATCAACTAACAGGGGGCTGTAATGCGAAGGAGCTATGTGTTTTGTCTGGTGGTGGTTTGCATCACCATTCTGATATTTGTCTGGATGGTTCGCGGTTCGCTATGCGAGCTGCACATCAGGCAGGGAAACACAGAGCTTTCAGCGTATTTAGCCTACGAAGTTGAAAAACGTTAAGAGCTACGGCGGGGAGCAATTCCCGCCACNTCCCCGCCACTCTTTAAGTTGTCAGGTATTCTCAATGCACCCGCACTTAACCCGCTTTAGCGCTGATTTATGGGGATCCCTCAGCGCTTCGGCGGGTTTTTTGTTGTTTATTTTCGGCGAGCATGATGCATCTGGTTGTACTGATGTGGCTGGCTGCTCCTGTTATTCAGGTGGCTTATTGCTGTTGATTGGTATGTCTTCACGGCTAGAATCGAGGCTCTTAAGTAGCGCGCAGGGAGAAGAGGGATGGACCCTGAACAGGGGAGTGCTATTTATCTGGAAGGATTCTGTTGATGAAAATCGAAGAATTACGTGAAATTTTTAGTGAAGATGGCCTCTATACTGTGCGCGTTGAGAATGGCGCTATTGTCAGCCACTGCCGTATTAAATGTTTACAGTTACAACAAAGGAAGAGTGGGGCTGCGTTAATTTACTTTGTGGATGGACTTGTGACGGATGGTTTTATTTTGCGTGAAAATGAATTTGTCACATCATTGCAGTCTCTGAAAGAAGTTGAGCTTAAGGCTGGTTTTTCTGCTTTTGAATATGAGTGAATTCAACTACAATTCAGCGCAGGGCTGAACCCCTGTTGAGTAACACTGTGCCACCGGAGAAAGCCGATGGCGCAAAATTCCAGACCACACAATTCTGATAATTCAGCCGTCTTTGCCAGCAGGCGCGGGCGGCGTTCTCATGCATTTAAATCTGACTGGTTCCAGCACGATCCCTGCACTGAAGAACAGGCCGAATGGCTGATTCATAACTACCGCAGACGTGGCTACGAGTTTCAGAAAGACCTCAGCCCTGACTTCCGACACTGGATAATTTCCGTCAGGCTTCCTTATTCCGAACGCCCACCGCGTCCGTCCCGCACATTCCAGCAACGGATCTGGAGGTAACGTGCGGATATTACTTAGACCTGTTCTGGTACCGGAACTTGGGCTGGTGGTCCTTAAGCCAGGCCGTGAATCCATGCAGGTATTTCATAATGCCCGGGTGCTGGTGGAGCCGGAACCGAAAAGCATGCGCAGTCTGCCGTCAGGAGC